GCCTGATCATCAACATGCCGCCTCGACACACGAAGAGTGAGTTCGCCAGCTATCTTCTGCCCGCTTGGTTTCTGGGCCGATACCCCGAAAAGAAGGTTATCCAAACAGCGCATACCGCTGAACTTGCTGTTGGCTTTGGTCGTAAGGTCCGAAACCTTGTTGGTGATGAGGACTTTAAGTCCGTCTTCAAAGATGTCTCCCTCCGACAAGACTCGAAAGCTGCTGGTCGTTGGAACACAAACAAGGGCGGTGAGTATTTCGCTATCGGTGTCGGCGGTGCTGTGACAGGTAAGGGCGCTGACCTTCTGATCATCGATGACCCGCACAGCGAGCAGGAAGCGCGGTCGCCCGACGCCTCTGTCTTTGACCCCGTCTACGAATGGTACACCTCAGGCCCTCGACAGCGACTACAGCCGGGAGGCGCGATTGTTATCGTGATGACGCGATGGCATCAACGCGATCTGGCCGGTCAGATATTAAAAGCATCCCATCACAGAGACGGCAGTGACGAGTGGGAGGTGATCCAGCTTCCCGCGATCATGCCGTCAGGCAACCCTCTGTGGCCTGAGTTTTGGTCCCTTCAAGAGCTTGAGCGCCTGAAGGCGGAACTGCCAGCGGGTAAATGGTCCGCTCAGTATCAGCAGGACCCAACGGCGGAAGAGAACGCAATCATCAAGCGCGAATGGTGGCGCAGATGGGAGCAGAAGAATCCTCCGACATGCGAATTCATAATCCAGTCATGGGATACGGCATTTCTCAAACATGAACGTGCTGACTATTCAGCATGTACCACTTGGGGTGTCTTTTATGACGAGGATGACGGCGCGAACATAATTCTCCTTGATGCATTCAAGGATCGTATGGAATTTCCAGAACTCAAAACTGTCGCGTATCGAACCTACAACGAGTGGGAGCCGGATGCGTGTATTGTCGAAGCGAAGGCGGCGGGCACCCCGCTAATCTTTGAGCTTCGGCAGATGGGCATTCCTATCGGGGAATTCACGCCCTCACGCGGCAATGACAAAATTGCCCGCGTAAACGCAGTTAGTGATTTGTTCGCCTCTGGAGTTGTCTGGGCTCCGCCCACTTCGTGGGCAGAGGAGGTTATGGAGGAGTTCGCGGCTTTCCCAGTAGGTGAGCATGATGACTTGGTCGATAGCAGTACTCAGGCGCTGCTGAGGTTTAGGCAGGGTGGATTCGTTAGAGTTTCCTCAGATGAGGATGATGAATTCATCCCGCGAATGAAGGCGGATTACTACTAATGGGATCACCTATATTAGAAACTCACAGCTTAGAAGAGTTGGCCGCTCTTTGTGAAGACTACATTACTTCTGGAATGTCACAGCGAGAGTATTGCAAAGAAAGAGGGGTAAGCCGCTCCTCCCTTCAACGACGACTTCGCGCCTATGAGGAGCATATCGGCAGAACCCTCAAAAGACCGGGAATTCCCGAAAAAGATGAGTTTGAAATAGAGACTGAGCTTCACGACGAGGTTGCCGATTTAGACGAGATTAAAGACAAGCGTAAGCGCGAGTTTAGCAGGAAGCATAAGGCGAAGGATGCGAGAAAGCTAATCTCCTGCAAGGTAAATATTGACGGCCCCATAGGCGTCTTGCACATGGGCGACAACCATGTTGACGATCCGGGCACAGACTTGGCGATGCTTGAGCGCCATGTAGAGTTGATACAGGACACAGAGGGTCTGTTTGGCGCTAACGTGGGGGACATGGCTAATCACTGGGTTGGTCGCCTCGCCCGTCTACATGCCCACCAGACAACTACGGAAGCCGAAACTTGGAGGCTGGTTGAGTGGATTGTAACAAGCGTTGACTGGCTCTATCTTATCGGTGGTAACCACGATTTATGGGTTGGGAACGGTGATCCAATAAAATGGATGGTGCGTGGGCAGAGCGGCGTTTACGAGGCTCATGGGGCTCGAATACAGCTTCGGTTCCCGAATGGTGCAAATGTTATTGTCAACGCGAGGCATGATTGGCCGGGACATTCCATGTGGAACAACGCGCATGGTCCCTCTAGGGCTATTCAGCGGGGCGTCACCGACCATATCGTAATAGCGGGCCACAAGCATGTTAGTGGCTATCAAATACTTAAAAACCCTCTTTCTGGTCGTATATCTCACGCTCTTCGTGTAGGATCGTATAAGATATACGATGAATACGCTGATGCGCTGGGTCTAAGTGACAGCAGGATATCTTCCTCTGTACTTACCATTATTGATCCCTACAAGGACGATACAGACCCCGGCATGATCAACGTGTTCCATGACGTGGAGACGGGTGTGGAGTTCTTAAACTTTCTTCGGGCTAAACACGCTGGTGGTTTTTAAGGGAAAAGGCTTATGGCTGTAGAGAAGCGACTTGAAGAGTCCGAAATTGAATTGATGGACCCCGACAATGGTGCCCAAGAGGTTGAGGTCGCCATTGTAAACCCCGAGGCTGTGGCAATCTCCACGGAAGAAGGCGGCGTCATTATCGACTTTGACCCCCAAGCCGAGTTCATGCAGGAAGACGAGCATGACTCGAACTTGGCTGAACACATGGAGCAGGACGAGCTACGTCAGTTGGCGTCTCAGCTTGTGGGGGATTTTGAGTCAGACAAGGATTCGCGCTCAGATTGGGCGCAGACCTATGTTGAGGGTCTGGACCTTTTAGGCCTAAACATCGATGACAGAACGACCCCTTGGCCCGGGGCGTGTGGTGTTTACCACCCGATCCTTACCGAAGCCGTTGTCCGCTTCCAGTCTCAGGCGATTATGGAGGTGTTTCCCGCATCTGGCCCTGTGAAGACCAAAATCCTTGGCAAGATGACGGATGAGAAGGAAAAGCAGGCTAATCGGGTTCAGGACTATATGAACTATCTCCTGACCGAGCGGATGACCGAGTACCGGCCAGAGATGGAGCAGTTGCTTTTCAGCCTCCCGCTTGCTGGCTCCGCCTTCAAGAAGGTTTATTATGACGCCTCTATGGGGCGCATTTGTACTTCTTTCGTTCCAGCCGAAGATTTTGTTGTCAGCTACGGCGCGTCTGATCTTCTGACTGCGGAGCGTTACACGCATGTTATGCGGAAGACCTCCAACGAGATCAGAAAGCTACAGGTCGCTGGGCTCTATCGCGACATTAAGATCGGCAGTGCCCCTGTATACGACACGGATATTCAGGAGAAATACGACGAATTGGAGGGCGAAAGCTCTTCAGGCAATTCTGACAATCGCCATGTTGTCCTTGAAATGCACGTCGATCTGGACCTGCCGGGATTTGAGGACACTTATGAGAATGGAGAGCCGACTGAAATTGCCCTCCCGTATGTCGTAACAATTCTGCGCTCAAATAACGAAATTCTTTCCATCAGGCGCAACTGGTACGAGGACGACGACCAGAAGTCCAAGCGGATGCACTTCGTTCATTACCAGTATATGCCCGGACTTGGTTTCTATGGATTTGGGCTGATCCACCTGATTGGCGGCATTGCCAAGAGCGCGACCTCTCTGATGCGTCAGCTTATTGACGCGGGTACGCTTGCCAACCTTCCGGGTGGCCTTAAATCTCGCGGCCTCAGGATCAAGGGCGATGACACTCCGATTATGCCGGGAGAGTTCCGCGATGTTGATATTCCCGGTGGGGCCATCAAGGACAACATCACGTTCCTCCCCTACAAGGAGCCCAGCAACGTCCTCCATCAGATGCTTGGTGAGCTTGTGGAGGAGGGTCGTCGATTCGCCTCTCTGACTGACCTCAAGCTGGCTGACATGAAACAGGACGCACCTGTCGGCACGACGCTTGCTCTTATTGAGCGGTCAATGAAGGTTATGACCGCCATTCAGGCGCGTCTCCACGCCTCCATGAAGCGTGAGTTTGTCCTGCTTTCTGATCTTGTCCATGACTATGGGGCAGACCTTAACTACGAATACGACGAAGACGAAGAGGCAGTTAAAGCCGAAGATTTTGACGGGCGGCTCGACATCATCCCTGTGAGCGATCCAAACTCTTCGACGATGAGTCAGCGCATTATGCAGTATCAGGCTGCTTTGCAGCTTTCTCAGCAGGCTCCGCAGATGTACGACCTGCCAGAGTTGCACCGCCAGATGTTGGATGTACTTGGCATTCAGGACGCGGATTCGATCATCCCGCTGTCGAAAGAGGCCAAGCCGCGTGATCCTGTTTCTGAGAACATGGACGTTTTGAACGGAACGCCTCTCAAGGCC